TTCTTAAAGAACGCTTCGAAAAAGTCTCTCGATTTTTTATTACCCCCAGTAAAGTATATATCGCCAACGGAAAATTCAGTCATCAAATCAATAACGTTTCTGAAAGTCGCAAAATTATAATAAGCCCTCTGGCATAGAATTACAGTGTCTCTAACGTCTACGTTGGATTTGTTATTTACGCCGCTGGAAGAATATTTATAAGGAATCAATCCCTCATCAATATTTTTGAATCTATCAGTTCTAATTACCCCCGAAGCTTTATTCCTTCTAGTCCTAGTGCTAGAAGTTGACGCAGCAGCTTTTACCTCCCCAGCGCTAGTCATCAATGGGATAACCTCTTCAACCTTTTTTCGCCTTGTACCTGCCATGATATTAAATTTAGTTTAAATTACACGCTTATTAGAGCATTTTGGGCATAAATGTTGCCGTTTCTTCTTTCGGCTTTGCCATCATGTCATAATAACACTTTACGGCCCAATTACCTAACATTAATGTCGTATAGTTGTCTCTACGGGCTCTATTTTGCGTTGTGTCGCGTTTTAAATGCTGCGGAAGGTCAAACGTCTGCACCCCCTTAGCGGTGCTTCTAACCTCAATTAGCGTGCATTGTTTTTTTACTTGATATATAAGGTTATCTTGATTTTCGATTAAGTCAAGTATAGATTCTCCATTTTTGAATTTTAATTTCAAATTTTGATTCGTAGCTCTATTAAAGGCGTCTGGGGCTGGGGATAACCTAGAAGCAAACCAAAGCTTTTTATGGTCAATACAGGCCTGAAGATATTCATTGGCATTTCTAATAAAGTTAGTGGTAAACATCTGCTTGAAGCACTTCACGCCGTCCTGCTTGTTGTAGAGGCGTCTGGCTTTTCTAAGCATCTTCTCTTGGTCTACCCCCTCCTTATCGGAATCAAAGTCAAAAAACTTCATCTGCTTTTTAACGAATGATGAATTTTCATTACATGAGTCTAGAAATTGATAGCCAGCATTATCAATAATAATCATTTCTAAATTGAAGGAATCAGTTACGTAGTCCATATAAGCGATATGGTCTTTAAGGTCTGCTCCAGCTACCGCGTAATTATGAACTAATGTAGAGGTATATGGGTTTTCTTCATCTAGCTCCATAACTGCCATAGCAAAAAAGTCAGAAGTTGGGCTATTCGAAAAAGAGGGGTCAATTCCTAGGATATATTTTTTGTTTTTATCACCCTTAATCTTTAGTGTCGGGTATTCCCCGTCAGGCACGGTACAGGCATGCATTTTCTTCGCACTAAAGTAGCTATCGCTTCCATCAGTGAATTGAGCACAATACTCGCGCTGAAAACTAGAGTGGCTTTGCCCACCGCTTTGAGCTTCTTCAATTATTGTCGGGTCAATCATTTCTTCAGGTAAAGCTTCGTAACCCATTTGAGATATAAAATAGCTTGCGTCCGCAGATTCTTTGCTGTATATTTTTTCCATCCACTCCTTGTATTGCCGATAGAGATTTTCAAACGTATAACTAGCGGAAGAAAGGGCAATCATTTTAGATGTGTTTTCGAACACAAGTCTATCCGCCTCTTTCATGTGGCCGTCTTCTATAAGTTTGTCTTCCATCTCTCTGATTTGTAGGCGCTCTTTCATGTTCTGCGGAGCAACCAAGAACGGCATGAGAACGGTGGTAATAATATCTTCAGGCAATAAAAGGTACTCATCAAGAACCAGTACGTTGGCGCGAAAACCACGGATTTTTTCACCGTTAAGAGGGATAGCGGTAATAGAGCCTCCGTTAATCAACCATTCGAATTGGTCATTACGCTTGGCTTTAGCCCCAAAACACTGAGCTAACAATTCAGCCTCTTTAGATTCTACAAGCTTTTCTAAGTGGTTGAATATAAAACGAGCAGTACGAAAAGTCGGTCCAGCAATTAGAATTTTAGTGCCAGGTTCAAATAAGCACTGAAGAAAACAAAACACTGAAGCGATAAATGTTTTACCGCAGCCACGACCCCATACGCACATGGAAAAGTTTCTGTTAAGCATTCCCTTTAGCGTCACCTCTTGGTACGGGGCCAGTTTAAGCCCGGATATCAACTCCGTTGTAAACCCCACATTTGCTCGCAAAAATCTAGCCAAGGATATTTTAGCCTCTTTGTCTTGAAGGTCCCCCTTTAGACTCTTAAACTCCTCGTTCAAGTCGGGGAAATTTCTATCGTATTTTTCTGGAGCGTACCACATTATAAAATCTTAGTATCGTATGCTAGTTGTAAGTCTATTTTTTTATAAGCGCAGCCGCATGTGAATATTTTTTCAATAGTTTCTGAGGCCTCCGCTCTGTTTTTTACAAATAGAAACTGTATGTGAGGATAAGTTTGAATTAATTTTCTTACGTTATGAAATATGTAGTCGGGAGTAACTTTAGTTTTTTTATACACATGAGGAAGGTAATTAAATCCCATACAATTACTAAAGCTCTCCTCGACTAACACAATCAACTGCGCTTCGGCTTCCGCCGCTCTTTCTATCTCTCGCGTAAATCTATCGTAACCGCCACTCAGGGTTCCTATGAAGTCTCCTATTGCCTTGCGTTCGATGTAACAGTTACAGGTGTGCTCTTTAGAACTCAGGGCGTAGTCCCCAAATTTTAATGTCTTAACTTCTGTTTGAAAATTTTTAAATTTTAGGGGCTTCTTTTCCCTAGTGTCGATATACACTGAGTAACTAGAGTCGTTATATATCCCTCCGTATGTAATTTTACGAGGGTTGTGAAATCTGTTCTGGTAACCTAAAGACTCGCATAGTTCGTAATAGCTACCAAAAAGCTCGTTGTAATAATGAACAGGGGGGCTTAATATGCTTCTAAGCTCAACTTGAGTTGGGGAATATACTAAATCTTTTTTTTCTTTTCTTTTAGATAGGAGCTCGGAACAATACTTCTTAGTTTCTTCCTCTGGGGCCTCTTTTAGCCATTTCTTGAGTGTGATTCTTGAATTAAAATCGGAGCTTAAATATTGCTCTTTATTTTTAAATTTAATTATAGATTTATCGAACTTGTCATACCTAGGGAACTCTTGCTGGTAATATTCAGCAACCCTCAACTTATGAGCTTTAAGGTGAGCGTGAAGTTGTTTGTCGGTTTGGAATTCTTTTCCGCATATTGCACATTTAACCATTTAATACCTCATCCTCGCTTATGCCCATTATCCTAGCTTTAACTTCTTCCATAGATGATAGCTTTTTTATCTCAGCTTTTACAGCTTTTTTTCTTAACTCGGCAAGCTTTATTAATTTTTTCCTAGACTCCTCCTCCTTCCACATCTCTACCAAATTAATAATACTGGCATTCGCTTTGATTTGGTTTTTAAGCTTATCGGAGCGCTTTTCTTTCAGGTCGCTGAGCAACTTATGTTGTCGGCCAACGCATTGGTTGTACTCTGTTTGAGCCGCGCTGATGGCGTTTACCAAGCCCATAGCAACCCGTCTACCTTCTGTGTCCTCCGCTGAAACGTCTAGCAATTGCTGTAGTCGCTCAGAGCGAGCCTGAATGGTTGAGCCTATAACTACTTCAGTAGCTAACACTATATACTGGTCAACTTCTTCCTGCGTTAAATCTGGCTTATCATATGTATACCTAACGAAGCAGCTCTCGTATAAAGTCCTATCAGTATTAGTGGCATAGGTCTCCATCTGGTGGACGAATCTATAAGTATTAAGGTAGCCCATTAGGGCCTCTAAGCCTTTTCTAACTCTGGGGCTAATTTTCTTTTTGTCAATTTTAGGATTTACATACTGGTTAGCCCGGATAAGAGTTTTATCAAATGATTTTGGCGGTAGGTACTCGTTAGTGTTGGGTACATCGTTTGTGTCTTGTGCTATTTCATTTGGGTCTAAAGTTTGCAGGTAATCATTAACAGCTCTTGCCTCTGCGTGCAGGTTGGTGATGGTTTCGTCCGCGAATACAACCCTAGCTAATTGGACCGCTGACATAAGACTTGCGTTATTTCTTACAAATTCTTTTTGTTCGTCATTTAGCTCTATAGTTTTAGAGTGGTAAACATGTGCGCCATCAGCGGATATGCCATGTTCGGTCAGGTACGCCTTGAGCTCTCTAGCCTCTTTGGTGCGTCCATCAATGTCGTCTCTACCTGGATAAGCTACAGATATAAGCTCAGCCAAGGACGGGGGATTTTCCTCGCCTCTTTCCTG